TTCGCTGACCTTTCGGGTTACAGTTTGACGTTCTCAGGAATGGAAGCCGAGCCGATGGTTGAGATTGATGCCGCAGATGTTACTGCATTGACTATTTAATTCGTATCTTCACACTTTCTCTTTTTCATTGTTCTGTTGAAAGGGGGTCGGCTAACGCTGACCCTTTTTCGTTTGGCACAATTTCGTCTTTTTGCTATTTAAATAAAAACAAGCATGGCATCGACCGTAACACCAGCAACCGCAACGGTTCAAATTGTAGAAAGTCTAACACTCGGAGGAGTGGACAGAGGCGGCACTCATACGCGCACGATTAACAATATCGCAGAAGCTGACCGTAGAGTTATGACCGTTGACTCGGCTAATGAGATAGACATTATCGAACTGAACACCAACAACGGACAAGGCAAGTTCGTACGTTCATCTGTTAAGTACATCCGCATCACTAACTTGGATAACACTAACTTCATTCGTGTAAGATTCAAAAAGAGCGGAGGCGCAACCGCAGATGTAAAGGTTGATGCTGGAGCCACCTTCATGCTATCAACTGGCTCGATGGATGCAGATGCTACACCCGGAGCATTCAGTGCATTTGTGGACATTGACAACATCAGTGCACAAGCTGACACGGCAGACGTAGACATCGAATACGTTGTTTTAGCAGTTTGATCAACATCGAACGAAATAGCGCAAACGAGATAGCTTTGACCCTGACTGAAAAGGGAACGGCTGCTTACTACCTGTTCAAGTTCCAAAGCGACAACACGGAGGCGGTGGAGTACTGCATTGCTACGGATTCAAGTAGCTACCCTGAGCGGTTTAATAAGTTCACCATCACAGAACAGACAAGCCCGGACAATCTGAACGCGGAGGTAGAACTTCCAACAGAGGGACAATGGCGGTACTTCGTTTACGCTAACTCTTCAGCTACCAATTTAGACCCGACTGGATTGACCGAACTCGAAAGCGGTATTGTGAAAGTAACGGGAACAACAACACCAGTAACCACCTACTCAGGCGGCAACTCAAACTATGTAGTGTATGGCTCTTAAAATTCTAAACTTCGGAGCGCATAAAGTACCGACCTTCAAAGAAGCGAGAGGTAAGGATTGGATTCTGTTCGGAGACGAAGGCGAGTACAAGAACCGTTACCCTGAGTACCTTCTTAATCTGTATCGTAGAAGTGCCAAGCATCACGCTATTATCAACTCCAAAAAGGACTACGTTGTTGGTCAGGGCTGGTCAGTAGATGCGGAAAGGTTGGACACGATGGGGCTTGCAAGGCTTCAGCAGTTCATCAACGAGCCTAACCAATACGAGAGCCTTAACGACATCCTTGAGAAGGTTGCACTTGATTACGAGTTATATAACGGCTTCGCGTTAGAAATCGTTTACAACCAACTGAACGACAAGATAGCAGCTATTTATCATGCAGACTTTGCACGTTATCGGTCAAATGAGGACGGTACGAAGTACTACTACTCCGAAGATTGGAAGAAACACAACCCTGTCGTTGAGGAAATAGACGCTTTCAATTGGAAAGAACCGAGCGGCAAACAGCTACTTTACGTCAAAGGCTACTCACCTGACTGCAAATACTACCCATTGCCGACCTATTTAGGGTCAACGGGTTACATTGAGCTTGATGTAGAAATAGCAAACTTCCATCTGAACGCTGTCAAAAATAACTTTGTCGGAGGCACGATTGTGTCTTTCTACAACGGAGAACCGACCCTTGAAGAACAAGAGGAAATCGAGCGACAGATAAAGGACAAGTTCACGGGCACGGACAACGCAAATTCAATCGTTCTGAACTTTGCTGATTCACGAGACAGAGGAGTAGAAATCCAGCAGCTTAATGGTAACGACTTCGACAAGCGTTTTGACATCTTAAATAAGACCGTTCAAAGGGAAATATACGCTGGACATCAAGTAACTGACCCAGCACTATTTGGTATCAAAGAGGACGGAATCTTCACGAGCAGAAACCAATTGGTAGACAGCTTTGAGTTATTCCAAAACACCTACGTGAACAACCGACAGCAGTTCATCGAAAGAGTGTTCAATGAGTTGGCAGCATTGCAAGGACTTTCGAACCGTCTGTTTATTCAAGACACCGAGCCGATATCTATTCAGTTCAGCGAGAACACGGTTGTTAGCGTAATGACGCAAGAGGAAATACGCGAGAAAATCGGACTTCCTAAACTTGAGCAACCACTAAAAGCTGCAAAGACTTCAAAGGATGAGGACGATGTTCTTATTGAGTACTTCAAGAACTGCGGTTCTACGGATTACGAACCAGTCGGAAATGGCAAGGCGTTAAACTTTGAATCTGAAACCTCCGCGAGACTTCACGAGGAATTGAACCGAAAGTATTGGTTTGCTGAGATAGACCCACTTGATACGGCTATCCTGAACATCCTAAAGGAGAACCCAGCTACTCCATTCCTTGCAATAGCCGAGCAGCTACAGTTATCCATTGAACGGGTAATGGCTGGGCTTCAAAGATTGAACGAAGCGAACGCTATCAAGATAGCAATAGACGAGGTGCTTGATTCTACGCAAAGAACTGTTGAGGTAACGAAAGAAGGCGAGCGGTTGCTTGAAGAAATACCACCAGTCGAAGAAGAGTTCGTTATCCGTTACGTGTATGCAAAAAGACCGGGTGTTGCTGGAGGTGCTATCATTCCAACCACACGAGAGTTTTGTAGGAAACTGATAGAATTAGTTGAAAAGGAGAATAGAACTTGGGAGTTAACCGAGATTCAGGACATCGGAGTAAGTCAAAATAGAAACGTATGGATGCGAGGCGGTGGCTTTTGGGGTAAGTCTTACCATTGCCGACACTACTGGGAGCAGAAACTTATGAGAATTAAGAAGAATGGCTAACGTACTATTCATATCAGAGACGTTTCTCAAGGACAACACGCTCCTTCACGAGAATATCGACTTCAAATATCTGCGACCTGTGGTATTGATGTGTCAGGACATTCACATCCAGCACAAGATTGGCACTACATTATACAACGAACTCAAGACACAGATAACGAACTCCACGTTAACGGCTGCTAATCTTACACTTTTGGAGGATTACATTCAGCCGTCTTTGTTGTATTGGGTTCAGGCAGAAGCACCGACAGCGATAAGCTACAAGTTCCTAAACAAAGGGTTACACCAGCAGAGTTCTGAGAACAGCTCCAACGCTTCACTTGATGAAATCAACTTCATCTCAAAGAGGTACAAGGACAAAGCGGAATGGTACACCGAGAGGCTGGTTACTTTCCTTTTAGAGAACGAATCGGATTACCCAGCTTACGCTAACCCTGACGATGGTCTTGATACAATCCAGCCCGATACACGAACCTATACAACAGGAATGTTTCTCGGACGTAGACCGAAGTTTATTTCATTGGAGGAAAAATATGAGTACAAACGCAAGTAGACGAAATCAAGAGAAGCTAAAGAAGTATGTACACGCTCAACGAAATACTAACCCTAATCGAAACTCAGGCGAACGCGCACCTTCAGGTGAGGCAGTACGGTCAGGGGGACGTTTGGGAGATAAACCCAAAGGAGCTTGATTATTTAGTTCTGTGGGCTATCGAGGAGAGCGTTGTTCTAAATGAAAGGACATTGACCTACAACATCCGACTGTTGGCAATGGACAGGGTTCTTCCGGGCGAAGAGAACGAACAGGAAGTAATGAGCGACACCATCCAAGTTCTACTGGACTTCGTGGCTTACTTTCGGCAATTGCATACTACGGATTTGTCAATCCAGACGAGCGTAACGCTTGAGCCATTTACCGAGCGATTTGATGACAAAGTAAGCGGACATTCTTGCGTACTTTCAATTACACAACCATACGACTACAACAAGTGTCAAATACCAAACTAAAATGACTGAATCACAGAAACTAATCGGAACACGCGGCTGCAAACTCCTAACAGGAACGGGAGCGTTGACGAGTTTAAAAGGCTACGCAATAATAGCACAAGAAGATACCGTCTTTACTACCTTTGAAGTTGATGGCGTTGATGCCCTTGCAGACTTCGGCTTAACGGGCGCAACGGTAAAAGCTGGGGCTTACATCGTAGTACCTTCAGGAGATGCCATCACAGCCATCACCATGTCAAGCGGAAGCGTTATAATCTACAACCAATAAGCTATGCCAGCAATAGGAAACGGCATAGGATTACCATTTTTGAAAGGTGGAGGAGGTGCACCTTCACCTAACCCTGACTTCGTTTCAGTTTGGGACACAACGAAAGCAGGAAGTGCAAGTGATACTGTTGTTCTACCATTACTTTCGTACGGAACATATAGTGGAACGGTAGACTGGGGAGATGGTACTACATCTCCATTTGATTATGCCAACAGAACCCATGTTTATGCAAGTAGTGGAATCTACACCATCACAATTAGTGATTACAGCAATAACAATATAGGTGCTTGGAGATTTCAGAACGGTGGTGATAAGTTAAAAATAATTGAAATAACGAACTGGGGACTGTTTGATTTTGCATTCACATCATTCAATTATCAAGCATTCAGAGGATGTAAAAATCTCAACATTACAGCAACTGATATTCCTGTTATTTCGGGATTATCATTGGACGGGTGTTTTAATGATTGCGATGCATTCAATAACGTAAGTTTTTCAGGTTGGGATGTTTCAAATATTGCAAACTTCAGTGATATTTTTTACGGAAATGGAGGAACATACAGTGGGTTAGATACGTGGGATGTTAGCAGTGCAACAAATTTCTTTCGCGCATTCTTTGGGGCTTCTGTCTATGATGATATAAGTGGATGGGATGTGAGCAATGTAACTAATATGTCACAAATGTTTTTTGGAAATGGAGCTTTGAACTGTGATCTTGCTTCATGGAACATAGTGAATGTTTCAAATTTTGCAAACTTTATGATTTACAAGAGTGTGTGGTCAACAGTAAATTATGATGCTACATTAATTGGATGGGAGGCTACATTACAAGCTGCATATCCAAGCGGTGTAGGCTATCCGCACACGATAAACATACATTTCGGTGGAAGTCAATACACGGCAGGAGGAGCAGCAGATGCAGCAAGGACATCACTAATTTCAAATTTTGGTTGGACAATAACAGACGGAGGATCAGTATAAGATGAACAGCATAATAAATCCCACAGTTAGAACGTATTGGATCACTTTTGATGGTGACGATAAAACATCTGTATTAAGTTACGGATGGACAGACCCGAATCAACGAACTGATACAATTCACGTTTGGGAAACTACAACGGACGAGGAAGTTTGGATTGCAAGATTGCTTGAATACGGCATCGTTCCTGAAATCGATGAACAAGGAAACTTAGTGTTATAATGAACGCAATTTTAGAATCACTTGCTAACTACGGCATTGCTGGAATCTTTCTTGCTGTGTTAGTTTACTATCTGAACAAGCTGACCGACATTCACCGTGAGGAAAGGAAAGAATGGCAAGAAGCTAACAACCAGCACGTTGACAAGTTCAGCGATGTGATTGCCGAGAACACTAAAGCGTTGACTGAAATGCGCTCAGAACTAAAAGAAAATCGTTGCAAAATGTAAAGTGGTGCAATATCGCACCAAGAGAATGTAACTGCAAAGATGGAAACTGTGACCAAAAAGACACGACCAAGCGCGGCAAAGTTAGCCGCAGAGGTAATAAAGGATTTTGAAGGCTACTCTTCAAAGCCTTATCTATGCCCGGCTAACATTCCAACAATCGGTTACGGGAATACCATGTACGCAAATGGCGAACGGGTTACAATGGACGACCCTGAGATTGACAAGGCGGAAGCGGAGAAGATGCTGCTCGATACAATTAAAACCGTAGAGAAGCAAGTGAAAAACGTGGTGGAGGTAAAGCTTCCAGCGCATAAATTAGCGGCTCTTATTTCATTCACGTACAACGTAGGAATTGGCAACTTTTCAAACTCAACTCTTTTGGCTTGGTTAAATTCAAACCCTGACTTCGCTCGTATTCCTGAGCAGTTCAGAAGATGGAATAAAGGAGGCGGTAAGGTGCTGAACGGTTTAGTTAGAAGGCGAGAAGCAGAAATCGAACTTTGGGAAGGGACATCACAATACATTTAGCAAAGGTATACACACCTTACATTTTGGCGTTCTTGCTGGGCGTTCTTGTAGCTTGGCAAGGATGCGGAAGCGGTGAAATTCAAACCGTAACCATCGAGAAACCAATCCACACAACCAAATATGTTGACCGTTGGCGAACTGATACGGTAAGGTTTGTCCGTAAGGAAATAATAACGCGACACGATACCATCTACTCGGAAAAGATAGTTACTCGTTTAGACACATTGTTAAAGGTAGACACGGTTAAGATAGTCGAAGCATGGCTGTCAGAGGTCAACTGTTATGATACTACGGTCAATGATGTCCGGGTAAGGTGGCAGAACTATCAGAACATCACGGAAAACTTAGTAATAAGCCACTTACCTAAGAGAGGAGGGTCAAAATTTGCACTCGGAGTTCACGGTAACGTCGGCTTGATTTCTGATTTTGAAAGCCAGTATGTCCCGATGTTCGGGGTCGGTTTGCATGGGTCTATAAAAAAAACCTACCTTAGCGCAAACTACGGCTATAATGGTCAGCACTATGTAGGTGTTGGCATTGGTCGAAACATAATCAGTAGATGAACTACTACTATTATCAAGATGCTGAAGTTCGTGAGCAGATAGACGAACTCCTCCAGCAGAATGCCACAATCCAAGCTAACTTAGGAACAGAATCCACAGCCGAAGAGCGAGAAGAAGCCAAACGGAAATGGATGGAACTGGCTAAACAGATTCGGGAAATCGACCCGAAGTTTTACCGAGAACGAATAATGGCACAACACAGATGAAAGGAGAAATTGTAAAAGAGTATTTGGAGCATCCTGAATGGGGAAAGCTTCCAAGTCTAACGCTTGCACGTTTGATTTATAAAGATAACGTGGAGGTGTTTAAAGATATTGAGGATGTACGGTCTAAAATAAGATATTATCGCGGACAATCTGGAGATGTACATAGGCAACGGACAGGAGCGCAACAGTTCAAAACTGAACAGGCACAACACGCTAAAGCGTTGGGGGTTTCGAACCCATTCGGGCTACCCGAAAGCGATGAGGAGGAGTGGGATCCCTTCGTTCTTCCAGAAGGCAACAACCGAATCCTTTTACTGTCGGACATTCACGTTCCTTACCATAACATCCAAGCACTCACTAAAGCTATCGAGTACGGCAAAGAGAAGAAGGTCAACGCTGTGGTTTTGAATGGTGACACGTTGGACTGTTACGCTCTGAGCAGATACGAGAAAGACCCACGAAAAAGGGGCTTCGCTGCTGAACTTGAAGCCTGCCGCCAATTGCTTGGTATTTTGAAACGTGAGCTTGACTGTCCAATTTACTTCAAGCTGGGCAACCATGAGGAACGCTACGAGGCATACCTTCGAACCAAAGCACCTGAGTTGCTTGGTACTTCGGAGTTCACATTAGACACTTTGCTGAAGTTCGGGGAATACGGCGTTACACTCATTCAAGACAAGCGAATTATCAAAGCTGGCAAGCTGAACATCCTTCACGGGCATGAGTTCGGTCGGTCGGTATTCTCTCCGGTCAACCCAGCTCGAGGGTACTACATGAGAGCCAAAGCAAGTGTTATTTGTGGACACAACCACCAAACAAGTGAGCACACCGAGAACAACTTAGAAGGTAAAATTGTAACTACATGGTCAACTGGGTGTCTTTGTGAAATGAATCCGATGTATATGCCAATCAATAAGTGGAATCACGGCTTCGCTTTTGTGCAGATTTCAGAGGGTGGAGACTTCGAGGTGGATAACCTCCGCATCATCAACGGTAAAATAAGATGACAACCTTCCTTTTGACCGCTATTCTGTTCCTTGTTCTGTTGGTTGTGGGGTTGTTGGTCTATCTTCTTTACGCTGTCCGGGCAATTATCGACACTCAAGACGTTATCTTCGATGCTGCGGTTAATGCAGAGGAGATGTACAAGGAGATAGAGATGAACCAAGAGGCGATTATGAACGCCCACTTCAAGCAGAATTGAGTTCAAACCAAAAATAATTTCACTTTTTTGCCCTAACTATTGTGATTATTCAAAACAATTGTTTTATATTTGAGCCATCATTAACGGGGTAACCCACTAAAAACAGAACAAAATGACAACTCAAGAACAAGTAGAAAAGCTATTCATTCAGATGGTTAAGGCAGAAATGGCAATAAGCGGAAACGACTGGAATCAAAGCAAGGTTGTAGTTAAAGAATGGATGAAGCAGAAAGGCTTAATGTAAAACTAAACGGGGTAACGGGTAATGCCGACCCCACAAAAAACAGAACCATGAACCACTTACAATTTGAACTTACAATGTCCAACGAGCAGATACCAGCCTTCATTCGGTTGGTTGCTCGCAAAGCAATTACAGACCTACGCACCGCTCCAGTTGATGCGGGAACTACTCACATAGAACCGTGGGTGTTTTGGAAGCTGGTCAAGTTTGCCAAAGCTGAACCAATCAAGTCAGGCAAGTACACCTTCATTAGAATCTATGACGAAGAGCATAATTCGGTTGATATTCAAACACTTAATTCGTAACTTTAATACTCATCATAAAAAACAGAACGATGACAGAAACACAGAGAGAGAGGCTTCAACACCTCGCAAAAGAGAACGGTCTGAACAAAGATCACTTCTTCAAAAGCCCACAAGGGTTCGTGATAATAACCCGACAAGGCATTGAGCGCATCCAAGCGCAAAGAGGCATCCGCGTTACTTACGATGTGGTCAGCTTATCTGACGACCTGAAGCACGTTGTAATAAAAGCTACTGGCGAGATGGCACGACCTGATGGCTTACCCGTAATGATGGAAACCTTCGGGGAATCAGCGCCTGACAACACGCGGCAAAAGTACCCGGTAGCAATGGCTGAGAAGAGAGCGCTATCACGTATCGTTTTAAAACTTAGCGGTATGTATGAGTTAGGAGTGTTCGGCGAGGATGAATCTGATGACTTTAAACGAGCGTAACGATGGAAGATATTTTTGAAGCAATTAGTAACTCAGAGCAACGCTCGGAAGAATGGTATGCGCAAAGGTTAGGGAAGTTCACAGCTTCCCGCTTTGGCGACCTGATGACCAACGGCAGAAAGAAAGACGAGGTGCTTGGACAGACAGCCATCAGTTACATCTACGAAAAAGCTGCGGAGATTCTAACGGGCGAACGCAAGGAGATCTTCGGGACTGCTTTGGATTGGGGCAACGAATACGAGCCTATTTGCAAGGCTTACTACTCAGAACTCCGAGGGGTAACCATTGAGGAGATGCCATTCGTTCAGATAAATGACTACTCAGGCGCAAGCCCGGACGGAATGGTAGATGGAGAACTGATAGAAATCAAATGTCCGTACAACACCGCGAACCATCTCAAGACTGCGTTTGAGGGTTACATCGACCCGAAGTATTTGTGGCAGATGCAAGGGCAAATGTTGGCAACTGGAGCATTAGCTTGTCGGTTCTTATCATTCGACCCACGCATCAAGGACGAACGCTTTAAGCTTATTGAAATCAGAGTAGAGCAAGACCTTGAGATGCAAGAACAACTCCGCGAACGGTTAGCGTTTGCAAATGATTATCTTCGTAACCTTTTAAACATCAAATAATGGAAAACAAAGTGATTTTTGTAGATGGCTTGAACGTCTACACACCGAACGAGAACGCCCCTGACTGGGTCAAAGCGAGCATGGTAATTAACCCAAGCAAGCTGGTCAAGTGGTTGCAGCAAAATGACGACTACCTAAAAGAGGGCAAGCACGGTCTTGAGTTACGACTTCAGATTAAGCAGTCAGCACAGGGCAAGTTATACGCAAGCGTTGATACCTACGAGCCGAAGTTGAAGGAAGAGGTAACTGCCAAAGCAGTAACGGTAGACGATGGCGACCTCCCGTTCTAAAATTGTCAAGGATCTCGATGCAGTCTTTAGCCGTTACATACGGTTAAGGGCTGCAAATCTTGACGGCTTTGTCGAGTGCTACACTTGCGGCAGAAGTTACCATTGGAAGAAAATACAATGTGGACACTTTATGAGCAGAGCAAGGTACGCTACGAGGTGGCACGAGGACAACTGCCGACCACAATGCTACGGATGTAATGTAATGCAGCAAGGCAGACAGTACGACTTCGGGCTAAACTTGGACAGAGAACGCGAAGGGTTAGCAGAAGAGATGCACCAGCTTAGCCTAACAACGGTAAAGTTCGCAACGTGGGAACTTGAGGAGATGCTCAAAGAGTATAAACAGAAGGTGAAATCCTTAGAATCCTGAACTTCCTAAACATCCTGAGTGTGTTTTTTTGCCGTAGTGTTTTGGATATTCAAAAGTTATTTAGATATTGCACCAATCAAACGGGGGTCGCGCATCCGTAACGCGAGAAAAAACAAGAAGAATGAAAACAATGAGCTTTATGTTTGAAAACATGAAACAGGTAACAGCCAAAGGGATAATTGACCCGGATGACTTTTACAGTGTTTTTTTCGAAAAGAATCTGATCACCTTTCAGGGTAGATATTCGGCAGACAAACTTTCGAGTTATGAAGGTCTATGGTCGTTCAAAATAAACGGCTGCAATGGTTTTTTTGAAGCACAAACAGAAATAGAAGGAGTACAAATAAAAATCGTTTTAACATGAAAACAAGAAGTTTCAAACATTGGATTGGTAACCTTGAAGTGGAGGTCAGCTTTACGCACTACCCTGAAGAGCCGATGGTCAGGTATTACTCAGACGGAACGGGTTACCCTGGCTGCTCTGCTTCAGTAGATGACATCTGCATCACGACAAAAATAAACGGTGTTGATGTGGACATTACGGACGTATTGGAGGCATTGGAATTTGACGTTGAAGATATAGCTTGGGAGGTAGCTGGAGACCAATGATACATTTACCGAAAATAGACGAAGTGATAGCGGAGGCTAATGCCAAGAAGATAACCGCTTACAGAATAGCCAAAGACACGGGGCTATCAACACAAACCGTGTACGCTTACTTCGCTGGCGAGAGGGTCAGCGTAAGAACACAAGAAACAATAATCAATTACATAAACAAACAATGAAAAAGACGACCATTAAGTATGCGGCAATGCTGCAAGAAGTGAAAGACGCTTGCAAGAAGAACGAGCGAATCGTTGCTAAGGAACTCGGAACTAAGTACCGAGCAACGAACAATATGATTTCAAGCCTCCGAAAGATGGGATGGATTGAAAAAGTTGGAACTGCGAGATACAAGTGGGCAACTGGAGATGTCACTTTAGAGATGGCAACGAAGCTTGCGGAGTTCATTAACGAGCAGACCAATGGTAATCGACCAAAGAAAAAACCACAGCTAAAGGTTGATTTCAAAGAAACGAAGGAACAACCAAAGGCACAACCAAAGAAAAAAGTTGAACCAGTAAAGACAGAAACCGTTTCTTGGTTTTGGGGGCTTTACACAAAGACCATCAAAGGATGAGTTACTACAACACGAACAACGAAATCGGGACAGAGTTAAAGAAGTCCCAAGAGAAAGCCAAAAGTCAGGACGAACTTGTTCTACTTTATTTCAGAAACCATGACCAGCTCGGAGTAACACCTGAGCGAGTTCTTCGGCACTTTCAGATAATGGAGCCGTTATCTTCTGACAAGTGGGCAAAGACACCTATTACTTCAATCAGAAGGTCGTTCAGCAACCTACACAAGAAAGGATTGATAGAGAAGACCGGTTACAAGATAGAAGGCGATTTTGGAAAACAGATAAACGTTTGGAGATGCAAGTAAGATTGAACGACAAAATTAAGAAGGAGTTGATTGACATCTTAGAACTCCATAAAGGTTACTTCGGAGCGGATATAGATTATCTGATTGAAATTATCAACGGTGTGAAATCTTTGAAGTACATCTCGAAAGAAAGCAAGGACATCATCGATATGGTTGAGAAGGCTTCGGGTATTTCTTACTCAGAACTGAAGAGCAGCAACCGTGAAAGGAACGTAGTCACTGCTCGGCAGTATGCCTTTTGGCGGCTATACCAACACACCTACTCGTTAGGTTATTCGCTTGCTCAGATTGGCAAGATGCTGAACCGTGACCATTCAACGGTTATCTACTCCATAAGGAGGATCGACGAGGGTCTGTCTGTTAAGGACTTTTTAGTAACTGAAATCCATAAACGCTATGAGCAACTGGAAGCTAAGAGTGCTTGATTTTGTTATGTGGACACTCGGATATGAGCGAGAAAAATGACTTCCAAGTGGCACAATTTTGTATATTTGCTACTTACTAATGAACGCCTGACAAGCGTTTGATAATGGCAAGGAATGATAAACACACCAAACACAGGAGGAAGTAACAGAGGTCGCAGCTACCTTGTCGGCTCACTTTGTTTCGGGCTGTCAACCCGACCTCCTTTCTTTTTATTATGGCTAAAGACAAGAAATCATTTGTAGCTTATTGCGACTGGTTAGAATCGTTTGAGGAACTAACTGATGAGGAAGCGGGCAGACTTGCCAAGCATCTATTCAGGTACGTTAATGACCTGAACCCTGAAGCACCTGACAAGATAACCAAGATGTGCTTCATTCCAATCAAGCAGAGTTTGAAACGCGACCTTGTGAAATATGAGGAACGAGCGGAAAGGGCGAGAGAGAATGGGGCAAAAGGTGGACGACCTAAAACCCAAAAAACCCAGTCGGTTATTTCAGAACCCAAAAAACCTGATAGTGTTAATGTAAGTGTTAATGATAATGATATATCAATAGGTAGAGATTTTGATACTTTCTTTGAATCCTACGGTAAGCAAGTTGACAAGATACCTTGCCAAAGGGAATGGCTGAACATCGAACGAGAAGAACACGCTAAGATATTACAGCACGTTCCAAAGTATGTAAATTCAACGCCTGTTGTAAAGTTCAGAAAGAAGCCATTGAACTACCTGAAGGACAGAACTTGGTTAGACCCTGAACTTCCAAACCACAACAAAGAACCGAAGGTTGAACGCTACAAACCCAATTTGATATGAGTATTGAGAAACAAGTACTTGGGAGTCTGATTGCAAACCCTGATAAGTTTGTGGAGGTCAGCGAGATAATTAACGAGAACTCATTCATTGACGAGGACGTTAGGAACATCTTCACGGTATTCAAAAAGCTATACGAATCTGGGAGCAAGATCAGCCTTGTGATACTTCAGCAACGGGTTAACCAAACAGACCTACCTTGCAACATCACCGACCTGATTGACTACATGGATTCAGGCTCTGCACTTTATGAGCATTGCCAGCTATTAAAAGAACACGAGGTAAAACGTGAGCAGTCTAATTTAGGAATGTCTTTGGTTACTCGTGCTGGAGATATAACGCAAGACCCGTTTGAAACAAACGACTACCTGATGAACGAGGCGGAGCGCATTGTCTCAATGGTTGACTTTGGAAAGACACAGACCAACATGGAACTGATAAAGGCAGTTACCAAGAAGATGGAACTGGCAAGCCAAACGAGCGGAATAACCGGGTTAAAAACAGGATTTAAAGACCTTGATAGGGTTTACGGTGGTAGACAAAATTCAGACCTGATAATAAAAGCGGCACGTCCAGCTATGGGTAAAACAGCTCAGGCACTATGCGAAGCAATGAACATGGCTTTCGAGGACAACAAGAAGGTCATCTTCTTTAGTTTGGAGATGAGCTCGGAGCAATTGATGCAGAGACTTGTCAGCATCCATACAGGCATACCGTTGAGCAAAATAAGAAGCGGAAGGTTAGACCCTGACCAATGGCATAGATACAACGAGGAGGTCAATTACCTGATAAATGATAACTTGATAATTGTTGACGATGTCTACACGCTGAACGGAATTAGAACGCGTTGCAAAAAGCTGAAGATGAAAGGTAAGCTTGATGCTATTTACATCGACTACCTACAATTGATAAACCACAATGTAGCTGCTGGAAGGTCAAAAGAACAAGAGGTCAGCGAAGTATCACGGGCTTTGAAGATGTTGGCAAAAGATTTGAATGTTCCTATCGTTTGCCTTTCGCAACTTTCACGAGCCGTAGAAACGAGAGGAGGAACTCACAAGCCGCTACTGTCTGACCTCAGAGATTCAGGAGCAATTGAGCAAGATGCCGACATTGTTGAGTTCATCTACCGACCTGAGTATTATGACAAGGACAATGCCGAACTGTTTGGAGTTGCATACGTAATAATAGCCAAGAATCGAAACGGGGCTTGCGGTGATATCGAAATGAGATTCAGGCATGAATGCACAAGATTTGAGAATGTAGGCTACGAACCGCAAAGCATTATGAAACCATCTACTAACTTTGAAGCACCTTTCTAATGGCACGACCAAGACACATCAAGGAAATAATCCAGTCAATGACCGGGAACAAGTATCAATCGTATCTTCAGTCTGATGACTGGCAAAGGAAAAGAACGCGAGTGCTTCAGCAACGAGGCGCAAAATGCGAGGTCTGCGGAATCAAGCACAGACTGCAAGTTCATCATATGACCTATGAAAGACTCGGAAATGAGTTACTTTCTGACCTAAAAGTTTTATGCTGGGCTTGCCATGAACGAGAGCATGGTTTGCGTTAAACAAAATTCCTTACATTTAAGCCCGTGAAAGAGCAAGCGGCAATCGACCTACTCAAAGACGAGGAACTACACGAACTCGCTCAGAAGTTATGCAATTGCCCTGACGACCTTATCCAAGAGGTGGTTCTTCTTTTGCTGGAGATGCCCGAAGAGAAGTGGCAACAGATAAACGAAGGCGGTTATCTGAGGTTCTACGTGGTTAGAACTATGATGACAATGGCTACCAGTAAACGCTCCAGCTTCTCAAAACTCTACGACCTCCACAACCACAAGAAGGTAGACCACGAGCGAGAGGACTACGACTGGGAGAAAGAAGACGACATTGCACTTTTGGAAACCCTGATGGACGAGCTGCATTGGTATGACCGCGAGGTGCTTAAACTGTGGCTTGAAGAAGGTAGCTATCGAAAGGTCGGCAAGAAGGTAGACATACCCTACAAGTCCATAGGAAACACCGTAAACAAAGCACTTGACCAACTAAGAGACAATTACTATGCTATACATCTTGAGCGCATTATCCGCGAGCGTTGCCGCTTACCTTTGGATTGAAGTATTCGCGATAGACCTACTTCTGAAAAGCTGGCTACGGCTGCCTGACACTTATCCTTTAAAGCCATTCGACTGTCGGCTTTGTATGTCGTTTTGGTTAGGCGTTCTGATGTGTTCGGCTCACAGCCCTGAGGCACTTTTATACGTACCTTTGATGAGTGTGTTATTTGAAAGGTTGATGTGGAGGTTCGAACTATAACTGACTACCTGAAGGAAAACGGGTGGCATGAAATTCTAAGCATGGACAAAAACGAAGTTTTGCTATTTATAGCCGAGAGGCTCGACCAAATTACAATGATGGAACAGGGGCGTTACTCGGGACGAATAACACGAGAAGAGCAGAAACTCTATCAAGAAGCGTGGAGTTACATCGACCCGAAAGCGAAGGTCTGTTTCACTTGTGGGAGAACTCCGCAGTTAATGAGTGTTGCACTTTTAAACTTTTACCAATGCCAGCAAGACAATGCCCTAACGGAAAATGGAGATGGGGACAAGGCGACTGCATCTACGAAACCAAAAAGGAAGCGGAGAAGGCGGGGGTCGCAATCGAAATAAAACGTAGGTTATATGAAAAGAAGTGAGAACTACGGGCTCTACATAACCCAAAACACCTACCAAATGAAATGGTACTGCTTCAACCGAGAAGCCGCAACCGCATACTGGAACGGAGAGCCTTGCAAAAAAGCAATTGGAGACACTCCACAACAAGCACTTTCAAACTACAAGAATGGAAAGTTTACCGATAAGTAAAGTCAGACCCAACTCGGACAACCCGAGATACATCAAAGACGAGAAGTTCAAGAAGCTGGTTCAGTCGCTTCGGGACTTTCCTGAGATGGCTAACGTTAGACCGATAGTTGTAAATACAGAGATGGTTGTATTGGGCGGCAATATGCGGCTAAAGGCGATGCAAGAAGCTGGCTGGTCAGAAGTGCCCGTTCAGGTTGTTGATTGGTCAGAAGAAAAACAGCGCGAGTTCATTATTAAGGACAACGTAGGATTTGGGGAGTGGGACTGGGACGAGTTGGCGAATACTTGGGATGCTGAAGAACTGAACGAATGGGGGCTTGACACTCCCGACAATTGGAAAGCAGAAGAACTGGAAGCAGAAGAGGACGATTACGAAGTTCCCGAAGAACTAAAGACAGACGTTGTGCTTGGCGACCTTATCGAGATAGGAGAGCATCGGTTGCTTTGTGGGGATAGTACTGATAGCGACCAAGTGGCCAAGCTGATGAATGGAGAAAAAGCGGATATGGTGTTTACCGACCCGCCTTATGGAATCAATGAAAAAGGCGACAGAAGTAAAAGGGGTGGATTGGCGAAGGGAAATAATTTACCCGATTTTATTGACGATAGCATTCAATACGCTATTGATGCTTTTAATCAACCACAAAACCTTGATATACCGATTCAAGTTTGGTTTGGAGCAAATTATTATTGTCATTCATTACCACAAGGAAATAATTGGTTAGTATGGGATAAAAGAGTAGAAGAAAAACAAAGAGATACTCAAAGCGATTGTGAACTTGCGTGGGTAAAATCAAGGTTTAATTCAGTTAGAATATTTAGACATCTTTGGAAGGGAATGATGAAAGATAGTGAGAGGGGGCAAAGAAGAGTTCATGCAACCCAAAAGCCTATTGCATTAATTGAATTTGCCTTAAACGAATACGGGTCAAAAGAAGGCGACTTAGTTATTGATTATTTTACTGGTTCAGGCTCAACAATGGTAGCAGCACACCAACTTAAACGCAAATGCTACGGCATGGAACTTGACCCAAAATACTGCCAAGTTATCATTGACAGAATGACGAAACTCGACCCGACTTTGAGCGTTAAGATAAACGGAAAGGAGTACGTTAAAACAACGATTGAACAATGAACGAAGGCGGAACACCTGAGAATCTTAAACCCTTCAAGAAAGGACAGAGCGGCAACCCGAAAGGGCGACCGAAGAACGTGGAAACGCTACTGAAGGAACACTTCCTTGACGAGCATAACGTCAAGCTGTCGAAGGGTCAGGTTCAGGACATCATAAAGAACGTACTCGGCAAATCCCGAAGCGAGTTGGTGGAGCTGGCAAAGAACGACCAGTTACCTTTTTGGATAGCTCTTATTGCGAAGAAAGCCCAACGCGACTACGAGAAGGGAAGCATTCACATTCTCGATGTGTTATTCGATAGGGTCTACGGCAAGCCAAAAGAGGAGGTTGAGCAGACGGTTAACGGAGGCAAGCCTGACAAGGTGGAGATAGTCATACATCGACCTGAGAAGAAATGACAGAGTGCCCGGTATGCCATAAAGTAGGCTTCCATAAGATGAGCTGCACAATGCAGAAGGTAACTGTGTTGCTTTCTAAATCGCGTATCGCGAATCGCAAATTGAAGTACGGAAAAGGTGAAGCACATAAAGTGAAACGAAGTAAAGACGTAGAACCTTAGACTGACTAAACCGACCAAAAAGTCAACCTATAATCTGACGTGAAAGTTGAAGGAACTGGCGTATTTGATGACCTGTGGCAAGCCCTTAATGATAAATCCGTTCGGGGAATTGTGCTTGAGGGTGGAAGCCGCTCATCCAAAACGTGGAGCATCTGCCAAGCCATCTACCTTACAGGATTACAAGAACCAAAGAGGATCGCAATTGCGAGGTTCAGGCGCACGTGGATTAAGCCGACCGTACTCGACACGTTCAAGAAGGTATTACAAAGCCTTGAGGTATGGGAGGATGAGGCGTTTAACAAGACTGATCTGATCTACTCAGCTCACGGGTCTACATTTGAGTTCTACGGGCTTGACGATAGTCAGAAGTTACACGGTATCGAAACGGACTACTTTTGGTTGAATGAAGCCATAGAAACCAGCAAGGACGACTTCGACCAATTAGAGCAGCGTTGCAAAGGCAAGTGGATTCTCGACTACAATCCTTCCACAGATGAGCACTGGATTTACGACAACGTACTGAAACGGGACGATGTGGTGCTTATCCATTCCACGATGCTGGACAACACCTTCCTCGACCAGCACATCCGCGACAAGATAAACAGCTACGAACCAACGCCTGAGAACATAGCACGAGGCACGGCAGACGAGTACAAGTGGAAGGTCTACGGATTAGGGCAACGGTCAAGAAGAGAAGGCGCGATATACGAGAACTGGCAAGAAACCAAAGAGTTTCCTTCCGGGTATAAGTGGAAAGCCTACGGTTTAGACTTCGGGTTTACGAATGACCCGACCGCATTGGTGGAGGTAATATACCAAGATGGCAAACTGTGGGTTAAGGAGGTGCTTTACGAAACAGGACTGACCAACGCAGACATAGCGAGGAAATGCGGGCTTCAGCGAAGTGATGAAATCATAGCCGACTCAGCAGAGCCAAAGAGCATTGAGGAAATAAGACGGGCTGGCTTCAGAATCAGACCAGTTGCCAAAGGTCAGGACTCGGTAAGGTCAGGCATCGACAAGCTCAAATCTGTACAGATTATGGTACATCAAGATTCGGTCAACATCATTCGGGAGCTCAGGAACTACGCATGGAAGAGGGACTACAAAACAAACCAAGTAACCAACCAACCCGAAGACGATAACAACCACGCTCTCGATGCTCTGAGATATGTAGCAATGGAGAAGCTGAAGGCAAACGCTGGGAAGTACACTATTCGTTAGACACAAAATTACAGATTCGCTATTTATAATTGAGATGCTTGAACGACTGAATAAAATATGGCGAATGCAGGAGGCTTACACGGATTATCCGAAAGCCGCAAGCGAGAACGCCAAAGCTGCTCTGAGATGGGCGGAGAAAAACGGATGGAAAGGTTGCGGAACTGCTGTTGGAAAGGCAAGAGCAAACCAACTGGCGAACCGTGAGCCTATCAGTTTAGAAACTATTGAGCGGATGGCTGCATTCATTAGACACAAACGCAACTCTAAACGTAAGCTGGGCGAAGGTTGCGGACGTTTGATGTGGTTAGCTTGGGGCGGAGACGAAGGCGTTAACTGGGCTATCAAGAAAATAGAGCAACTAAAGAATGAAGATTGAGTTACCTAATAGCTGGGCTGGTGTAACTGTTGAGCAGTTCCAAGCACTCCAGCGAATCCTCGCGGAAAAGGGAGACGAGTACCCAACAAACGTTGCTATCATTTCTATAATGTCAGGCGTTCCTGTTGACGAGATAGAAACCTACTCGCTAAAGACCTACGCTAAGTGTATGCAGACGCTTTCTTTTCTAACCGAGCAACTCGTAGGAGAGGTACAGAAGGTGGTGGAATTTGGAGGCGTTAGATACGATGTTATCACAGATGTTTACAACCTGAACGGAGGTCAGTACATTACATTGATGCACTTGATGAAAGACCCGGACAAAGTGATAGACCAGCTCCACGAAGTGATGGCGGTGTTCCTTGTTCCAAGAAAAAAAACATGGTACGGATGGAAGAAAGGCAAGTACGACCCTGAGCGGCACAAGGAAATCTCTGAGGCAATGCTTCAGGCGCCAATGACAATCGTACAACCGTTGTCGGCTTTTTTTTTAAGCAGTTATCTCAAGTCCGCCAAACATATACTGGAATCTTCGGTGAAGAAAGCCGAGAAGATAAAGAGACAAGCGGAGCGAAGGTTGAAACGTTTGAATCGAAATACGGCTGGCTGAACGTGGTCAATAACCTATCAAATAACGATGCTACAAAGTGGGGTTATTTCTTTGCGTTACCGCTTCGGGAGTTCCTCAACCTTATCTCTTTTCAGAAGGCTAAACAAAACCACGAGTACCACCAAATGAAACAGAATGGCGTTCGATAAACTGATAGACGCTCTGAACGAGTTTCGGGGTGAGTACGTACGAGAGTTAACCAATTCGTTAACCGAAAAGAACCTTATTGCTTCGGGTCAACTTGGGGAATCCATCAAGCTGAACGTACAGCCAAAGGTTAAGCTATTCGGGCAAATATACCGTATGCAGATACGCATGGCGGAATATGGCGAGAATGTGGACAAGGGACGCGCA